GAACGCCACTTCCTCAGAAACTTCGTGGACCTTCGGGTTATTCGCCAGAATTGAATTCCATCCGAAGACCGTACCATCATCCATCATTAACCAACGGCCACGTTCGACTTTATTTGTGCGCTGTAAGTCAGACATAGCTTACCTCTCCTCCGCACAGGAAGCGCGGGAGGCCGAAGCCTCCCACGTCCTCATTACGAGCAGTCAATCACGACAGCCCAGACACGCATGACAGACGCATCCTGCGGAGCAGTCAGCATCAGCAAGTCGAGCGTTTCCGCTGCAGCATTGTAGCAAGTAGCGACAGTTACATTAAGCGTACCAAGACCTACTGCGCTACCAACGGCATTGGCGTCAACGCCATCAACCCAAGCATCGACATCGCCGCCGGTGAACCCAAGATCAACGGTACTGGCTGTACCGTCAGCAGTTGTAACGTCGATACCAGCCGCTAAGACAAGGGTCTTAGCAGGAAGCTGTATCACCGCCAGTGAGTCACCAGTAGCGAAAGCTGTCAAACTAGCATCCGAACGAGCGGTAGTGATTGCAGCGAAATCGAGATCAACAGACAAGCAATACGCTTTTGCCGCGTTGTCCCGATGTCCAGAGGTTCCACCTTTGTCGAACCCGATAGTGTCAGTATACGCAACCATGAGAATCCTCCTACAGGTTACAAACCGTAGCGGCGACCGGCGAACCGGTCGCCTACACGATTACAGAGTAATGATGCCGGTAGTCAGAGCCGTCGGCTGGACGACCTTAAATCCGTACACCTGGAGACCACGAACGATGTCCCCGAAAGTGGACTCGGAACGCAGCGTCTCCATGTTGGTCATCTGCGAAGCGAACGTGAGCCCCAGCTTGTGACCAGCAATAATGCTGTACTCCGAACCCGTCTTGAGGAGGTTGTGGCTGACGTAAATCTCGAACCGGTCGATCACGCCAATGCGCCCGTTGCGCAACGGAGTTGCCGCATCACCCGAAATAGAGGCATCCTTGAGGTCGGACTGCTTGATCAAACCAGCCATCTTGGCGGGAATGACCATGAACCGGCCAGTTTCAGGGATATTCGCCTCATCCAACACAGTGCCGTGGTTGATAATCTCCGTCAGCACATTAGCAATAGTCAGGGCGTTGGGGGTACTTGCCACGCCAAGATCGATGTCCCCAGAAATACGGCCGGCGGTGGTCCCCCGGTTCAGGGAGTCAACATCGGTCAACATATTCGTGAGAACATCGGTGTCGATGGTGATCTTCATCCGCTCGGACGCGTCCTTGGTCCAGGCATCCATCAAGTTGATATCCGACTGCACCTGGTCCACATCGTCCTCGACTGCGGCGAAGTATTTGCCCTTGTCGATGAGAAGCTGCAGTTTCGGTTTGTCGGGGTTCTCCACCGTCAGGGTCTGGCCCTTCACGTAGTCGCGGATAGTCAGTTCTGGCGTAGTGCGAATATTCACCGTATCGCCGTGGGCTTTGATCTCGCCCTCGTAATCGGTGTTGGAAATAGCGGCCAAAACAGTCGCGTCGTAGAAGTTCTCAATTAACTTACCCGCCCAAATCTCCGGGATGAAGTTACCGGTGTACTTGGGGTGGCCTGCCGCTGTAGCAAAAGCCATGATAGCCTCCTTTAACTACGTCTGCACAATGCGACCCTCTGCCTGCGCGGCAAAGATATCGCGCTCAAGAGCGTTCCGATCCTCCTCCTTACCCTTATACACACCCTTCCGGACATCCTCGAAAAACGAGGCAATCTGAGCAGGCGTATATGTGCGTTTTGGCTGATCTGTAAGAGTGCCGATACCCCGGCTCTTTCCAGGAACAACCTGCTTTGCAAGCAGAGATTTTGGATCAGTAGGTGTCGACTGAGCTACAGTAGCACCAGATACCCGAGACCAAGCAAGAAAGAAATTGGCAACCCGCTGTATGTCCAGTAACTGATGGGCGTCATCCAGATACGCCTGACGAGTCATACCTGTCAGGGGATCAGTCTGCAACAACCACGCCTGGAACTCGGCGTTGTCGTTGATTTCCTTCCAGTTCGGAACCATGGTTGTCAGAGTGGCCCAGAAAGTCTGCTCAGCACTCTGCGCTTGACCGGCGGCAATCTGCTCGACACGAGGGACTAACTGCCCACGCATCTGCTCGACTGTAGCCGTGAGATCAGCAATCTGCTGCTCGTAGGGAGCAGCAATCTCCTGACTTACCTTGCGCATAATACCGATCGACTCACCGTACTCATCCACCTCAGTCTCAGTAAGGAGAGAAACGGGTGCCGCAGCCTTAGATTCCGGCGCGGAGGCGGTCTGCATGGTAGCGATCAACTGCTCCATGCTTCCCAGACGCCCGGCCATCTCCTGATTCTGCGTCTGTAAACGCGGAACATCCGCATTATACATGCCCTGGAGAGTAAGGTACTTCTGCTGCCAATCATTTTCGGTCTGAACCACGGGGGCCTGCTCAACAGCCGCCGCGACGGGGGCAACTTCGCTCGCACTGCCAGCAACTACAGGCGTCTCGCTAATAACTTCCTGCCCCGGAATGGCTTCACTAGTCTGCGACGCCTGGTCTCCAGGGACATTCAGATCATTGTAAAGAGACTGTACTGCCTCAGTCTGTCTGCGAACTTGCTCCGGTACTGCCATTTTACGCTCCTATCGGTATGCGTAGTTAAAATCAGCTAGCCCTCACGGGCCTCTGCTGCGAGTTCGGGGGAATTCGTAAGGAGCTCACTTATCTCCTTTAACACCTGGCATCTCCCCTGGGCGATGCCGGTGTTCTGAGCAGCATGAGGTAGACGTTCGAGCTCTGTACGATACTGCTCGATAATCCACCCCGCTGCTGCCGGGACGTTCTGTTTGATATGGGCAAAAGCCCGTACAACTTGTTCGTCAGGTCTAATCATGTCGCCCGACCAGTAAACTGATTTGATACATCATTCAACCCCCCTTGAGGCGAACCCGATGCATCAAGTTCTTTTGTGCTCTGCCCTCCGTCGCGCCCGCCGTTAGGTGGTGCAATAGCTGCTTGTGCCTCTGACTGCAGCGCACGCTCGCCAAAAGCACTCTTTTCACGAGACGGAACAACATCCTCCACGGGCATATGAAGCCCCTTAGCGATTTCACGTAGAATAGCCGCACGGCCGTCCTTGCCAATAATCTCCATATCGAATTCATTAGCAGTAGCCTGCAGAAATTCAATACGCCTGGTATTCACAGTATCCTTCTCGGCAAGATTTATGGCCCCGCGAGGAATGATCTGCGCATCACCCTTAATGCTCTCGTCCTCGTCGAAACGCATATTGTACACAAACTGCCGGGTTACCATGACCTTCAGTACATCTACATCAATATGCATAACAACCTGCCGAATACTCTTACCCGCTGATCCCATCAGCATGGAAAGACCAGAAGCCGTACGACCAGCTCCCTGCACATTTAGATCGCCAGATAAATACGAAGGAATTCCGCTATGGTCATCCGCCAACTGACTGAACTTTTCGTACACAGCAAGAAGTTGTGCAGAGTGATCGTCTGGCTGGTTAAACCGAACCGCCGGGGCTGAACCACCCAGCGGGTCATTCAAAACCTGCCAGATACGCCAGGGATGCAACTGCGTGATATCCTCGTTCGGAGGTATCCGCTCCAGATTAACCTCCACCTGGGGACCAGAAGCAATGCCCATGTTGTTCACCAGGGCGCGGGCGGCTGCGTTTGCTACACTTTGAATATCCTCGATAATTTCAGGTATGCCCTTGCCCCAGAATGCGCCGGGGTTTTTGATGAAGGAAGTTATTGCATAGGGTTTTTCGCCCAATGGATCAAAATTCAGGATTGCCTTGATAATGAAATTACCAACCATCCAGACGTTGGCGTCAAACTCCTTCGAGGGATCATCAATTTCTTCTTCAGTAAGGCCCCACTCAAGAAGCATTTTCCCACTGACCTTACCCCAAAACTCTAAGGCATCGTAGATATCAGTTGGGCGGCGCTCAGTACTGAATTTTTTCTCCTGGTCGTCTTTCTGCGCCGTTTCGTTGGTGTAAATCCACGAAGTCCCCGCGCCTTGGTCTAACAAAGCACGGATGGCGTCGTCGTCGTACCCTTCCCCGCCAATAAGCGCGGCCAGAGCACTACGCGGGAGCGGGTGATGCTCGAAGCAATATCCTTCCGACAACTTCGATATGCCCGGCTCCGGATAAAACTTAAAAGGGTCCACCCGATCGTGTTCCGGGGCTAGCCCCTCCTCGGAAGTAGCAATAGTTACTCCACTGTCATCCTTCTTCCAAACCAACTTCCGCTGATTACGGATAACCGGGCCTTTCAGAATCGCAACATTAAATGTCACGAGATCAGTGATAAATTCATTAAACGCCTCGGCAAATCCACCCTCGGCAAACTGATCTTCAATTTTGCGCGTCATCTTATCCGCGCGCATCTGAGCTTTCTGGAGTGTAGCAAAGCGAAGCTCCTGCGCCGCAACCTGCTCCAATTCCTGTACTTCAGCCACAGATGGCGCAGCACCCAGTTCCTGAATAAACTGCGTCACCTTATCACCCAGCATGTCCTGTACGCTCTGAGTGTCGTCCTCGGACAAGCTAGGAATTGGCGTTGGCTTCAAATCCCACGGCGGTGTGCCGGTATCCATGAGGATGTCCCGCAACCAGCTCTCCGCAGCGCGGCACTTAACCTCAGTCAGCATCATAAATATCTCGGACCCGCCGTTCTTGCGGATTGATGCTATCTTAGTAGGTTCGTATTCCCCATTGCGCTGGCGCAACGCCTTCAGCATC